TTTGCTTCAGATGGTGACTTCACTATCACTAACCTACTTGCTCCATCCAACGCAGACTTGACATTAAAAACATCAGGAACGGGCGGTATAATATTAAATGATATCACTATAAGTGACAACGCGATTAGTACCAACAGAAGCAACGATGACTTCAAAATTAACGCATCAGGAACAGGAACTGTAAACCTTGAGAATTTAAAAATAGGCACTAGTGGTGCAACAGTGACCACCATACTTGACGAAGACAACCTATCCTCAGATAGTGCAACGTCACTGGCTACACAACAAAGTATTAAAGCGTACGTCGACTCAGAAGTGAGTGCTGTAAGCACAACTGCAATAGCCCAGGGTGACAGTAACGTGACTGTTGCAGACTCTGGCACCGGCAACGTAACATTAGAAGTAGATGGTACGGACAGAATTACAATTTTAGCGGCCACTACAACAACTGCCACAGGACACAGTCTCGTTATAGGTGCAGGGAGTAACAGCACAGCAGGACAAATTAAGTTTCTAGAAGGAACGGACAACGGAACAAACGGAGTGACCTTGATTGGTCCAGCGTCAACGGCAGACGTAACAGTAACACTGCCAGCGGCCACTGACACATTAGTTGGTAAAGCAACCACAGACACGTTCACAAATAAAACTTTTGACGTTGAAGGAACAGGTAACAGCATTTCAAATATTGATGTCGCAGATCTAAAATCAGGTGTTTTAGATACAGATCTTACAAGTGTATCTGGATCCGATGACACTCTAGCATCGGCCAAAGCAATCAAAACATATGTAGATGCACAAGTCACTGCACAAGATTTAGATTTCGCTACTGACGATTCCACAGCGTTGAACATAGACCTAGACTCTGAAACACTGCAAGTATCAGGTGGAGCAAACATTTCAACAACAGGTTCTGGTAATACAATTACAATAGCATTAGACACTGCACTGACGGGACTGTCATCAGTGACATCTACTGCATTGGTTACTAATTCAATCAGCTCATCAGATTCAACAGCAGTAAGAATTGATGACGCACTAAACGTTGACGGTGCATTAGATGTTGGTGCAGGCTTCACTATAAGCAATACTACATCAGTCACTTCAATAGTTGATGAAGACGCTATGGGCTCAGACAGTGCTACTGCGTTAGCCACTCAGCAATCGATCAAGGCATATGCGGACACCAAAGCAGTCCTATCAGGATCGACAAACAACCAGATAACGACAGTGACAGGTGCACACGCCATACAGGGAGAATCTAACTTAACATTCGACGGTTCAACACTTGCAGTGGAAGGTGCTGTGACAATATCAGGTGACTTGACTGTTAGTGGGGACACAACAACAGTGAGCTCAACCAACACAACAATCGCAGATAACATCATTGAATTGAACACAGGAATATCTCAGTCACTTAATGATGCTGGTATTATAATTGAAAGAGGATCTACAGGAAACAACGCGGCAATAATCTGGGATGAATCAGCAGACACATTTGTTCTAGGAACTACAACTGCAACCGCTGGCGATAAGTCAGGTGGAATTAGTATTGACGCAGGAAGTTTAAAAATTAATTCTTTAGAAGTTGATGGCGTTACTGTAACAGACAACATCATAACTTCTAACAGTTCAAATGCTGATCTAGAGATCAATGCTAACGGGTCAGGAACAGTAGTATTAGAAAATTTAAGTGTTGCTGGTGACGGAGCGACTGTGACAGGTATCCTAGATGAAGATTCAATGGGATCAGACTCCAATGTAAAACTTGCGACACAACAATCAATCAAAGCATATGCTGACACAAAAGCAACATTGTCAGGCTCGACAGACAACACTATCGCAACAGTAACAGGAGCACACGCTTTACAAGGAGAAGCAAATTTAACTTTTAATGGTTCAACACTTGCAGTGACAGGAGCGGCAACAGTTTCAACTACATTAGGAGTAACCGGTGCTTCAACACTGGACGGTGTAACAATAACAGACAATACTATTTCAACAAATGCCTCAAATGCACCTTTAGAGTTAATTGCTAATGGCACAGGCCCGGTGGTAATCACTTCGGGTGGTGTTGCATTCACTCTGCCAACTTCAGATGGAACAGCCGGACAGGCACTTGTTACAGATGGATCAGGAACTTTAAGTTTTGACACAGTCGCAACTACAATTTCAGATGACACATTAGCAACTGTCAGTAACAACAAATCCCTTGGCACAGCGGCAAGAACCATCGACAGCATAAATGCAACATTTATAGATAGTGCATTTTACTTCTTAGTACACAATGATCTCGTAAATGAGGTGATCAGTGCTGAATGTTTTGCAGTAACAAATAATGATTCAGCATCTTTCTTAGGTAACCGTAGGGGAATCGAGTCCGCCGGCGGAACTACTATACCAACACTTGCTACAGATGTTTCGAATGGACAGTACAGGGTAAGGGCAACAGGAACCAGTGCTGACTGTAAGGCGAGTTTTTACAAAATTGCCATGTCGTCAAGCACAGCAGATGCCACGAGAGGTAACACTGTGACAACTAGCAACACTGACGTTGACTCGGCCTCGGAGTCCATCGATACTTTTGCTCATGCATCATTTAGGGGAGCAAAATATTTTATCAGCGTAGACAACGACAGTAAAACAGAAACGGACGTCGTTGAGGCACTAGTTGTACATGACGGTACAACAGCATATATAACAAGTTATGGACATACTAGATCAGGAAATAATCCATTGCTCGAATTAACAGCGGCAATATCAGGCGATAATGTTGTTTTAAGTGGCGCAGGTTTGGAACCCAATCTTAATCTTACAATACACAAAATTTTATTAAAAGACAACATGACTGCTGAGAGCAACTCCAACCAAAAAGCGTTTGCGGCAGTCACAGTAAGTTCAAGTGCTACAGCCGTGGACCTAATGGACATTGATGAAGCCAACGGTGCTGTTTATTTCATAGTTGGTGCCAACGGTACCGAGGGTGCATACAGCATACAGGAAATTTACACAGCGGCAACACCCGGAGTGCCGGCGGTGGTCAACGGTCCTTATGTGTCCACAAAAGGTACCTCACAACTTGATTTTACAGCGGCTTTTGACACATCTACAGAAAACAGTCTTGAACTTTTTGCATCAAGCACATCAGGTGGTAGCACCACAGTGTCTGGGTACAGAATATCTGCTTTAGCAGGCTAAATATATCTATATTAACAATCATGCGGGAGATATGGAACCATGACAACACGTAACTTTAGAGTTAACAACGGTTTGGAAGTAGGTGATATAACAATATCAGCCTCGGCAAACACAATCACAGGTTTGGCTACAGCGGCACCATCAGGTGACGGTGACGTGTCAAACAAGAAATACGTAGACGATCAAGATGCCTTGATAGCATCTGATACGCTTACATTTACAAACAAAACATTTGATGCCAACGGCACAGGTAATAACCTCTCAAACATAGATGCTGGTAACTTACTATCAGGATTTTTAAAAGATGAGGACAACATGGCATCTAACAGTGCCACATCGGTTGCTTCACAGCAGTCGATCAAGGCATACGTCGACACTGAACTCGGTGCACTATCATCAACAACACTGACATCAGGGGACACGAACTCAACTTTCACAGTTTCCAATACGGCTCAGACAGCAGTTGTAAACAGTGCCACACAGTTGACGATCACTCAAGGTACAGTGAGGGTACACGGAAACTTAACAGTAGACGGTACTGAAACTATTATCAACACAGCAACACTATCAGTTGAAGATAACATAATTGAGGTTAACAGAAATGTTTCTTCAAACTCAGGTATGCCTACAGTTTCAGGATTACAGATCAACAGAGGTGAAGGCTCAAGTGCAACAGAGATGCCATTACTTTGGGCATGGGACGAATCATTCGCGGATGACGGAACAACTATCCATGGCAATGCAGGCGGTGCCTTTACTGCTTTCAGAAGATCAGAGGGTGGATCTGAAGGACCATCAGGTACAGCGGACCTAATTGACATTAGGGCCAACGTAGTACACGCCGTAGCAACTTCGGCTCAGTATGCGGACGTTGCCGAGCGTTTCGAAGCAGACGCTCCAATGACAGCAGGTGCAGTAGTAGAAGTAGGTGGATCAGCAGAAATCACAGAATCAACTTCAGAAATGTCTGAAAACGTTTTTGGTGTTATTTCTGACATGCCAGCATACGCCATGAACGCGGCGGCAGGTAACAATGACTCACACCCATTCGTGGCAATGACAGGAAGAACTCCTGTGAGAGTAACAGGTGCTGTGACAAAAGGTCAGAGACTTGTTACTTCAAGTATTAAAGGTTGTGCTAGAGCAGTAGCGTCAGGTGAGTCAATCTCTCCTTTCAACGTTATTGGTAGAGCATTAGAGAGCTCAACAGACGCAGGTATCAAACTGGTAAACTGTGCGGTGAGAACTAACAACTAATAAATATTCATACTTTTTAGTAGAACAAAAGGCGGCTCTCGGGTCGCCTTTTTTTTAGTGCTGGTTGATTAAGTAATTAAATCCAAAATAGTGTGTAATTTAGCTTTTATATATTTATTGTTCAAAGTATTCTTTAAACCCATGTGTAGGTTCTTGGGCCAGCATTCAAAAGCAGTCCAACAGTAACCAGAATGTTCTTCATTAAGTCGAGGAATAAATTCAGATTCTATGGCTATGAGATATGTGTGGAAGAAGAACTTCTGATCGTTTGATGTAAACATTTCTAGTGGAATTACTTTTTTAAATTTAGGCAAACTGCCTGTCTCTTCCTCTACTTCACGCTTTAGTCCTTCGAAGGCACTCTCCGTAAATTTACTTTTACCACCAACCAATCCCCACATTCCTTGTGTTTTTTTATCCGTTCTTTGCAGGAATAAGAAACGTCTAGTGCTTGTAGAGTAGAACAGGGCACCAGAACATACTATATTTTTTTCCATGTTTTATTATAACAATTAAGGAGTAGTTGCGTCAAGGCTTGAGTTGTACCCGGGATCTGCTCCACCGTCTAGCACTATGCTCCAATTGCCTTGTGTGTAAACACCCTCGTATGATTTCACCCATTCTGTGCCATTGAACCTGTACTGAATACCTGTGTTTGAGTTGGTAACGTAGTGTTGTGTGCTGTCTGGGTTCGAAGCGTCAAAGGCTATGTTCCATTTACTTGTTGTGCTGTTGTATTCTATGATATCACCCACACTGGCTACAAGCGTACCCCAATTGGAACTTTGGAAACTTGCTGTTGAATCTCCCACATCGTTTATGACCAAGTATCTGTCGCCGTTTGCAGGAGAGCCTGGGTCAAATGTTGCTGGATTTATGATCTTTTTGACTGCGGTCAGTGTGTTGCTTGGTATTGTATCATCGTCTATGGTATACAATAATATTGTGTCATCCAGTGACGTTGTTGCGATTGTGCCGATGATCTCATTTCCATTTGGTTGTGTCAATCTTATCTGTGATGTACCATTTGTTACTTTTCCGTACTGATCTAACAATACCTTCCAGTTGACTGCAGGACCAAACGTTTCGAATGGATCAAAGTTGTTAGGTTCGTTTGCACCTGATTGGAATCCATCACCGCCTGACTTGACATTTGTGCCTGTTGACCCTAGCAATCTTAACTGGTTTCCTGTGACTAACAAACCAAAATTGTTTGGTGTAATGTAACTTCTAGATGTAAGTTCTCCGTCTATCAGACCTTTTGCTATTCCTCCGTCGTCGTCGTATATGCTCATAATGATCTTTTGTACAACACCTAATTTCTTAACTTTCACAGGCGGAGATAGCCATATTGGCATTGAAAAAGTCATAGATGCAACATCGATCTCAGATTCTGCACCCACAGGTATCGTTCTCGAACTGAATGTTGTGCCTGTTAGTTCCACATAACTTAAACTGGTCCAGTCGATGTAGTTGTCGGTTTTTTGTATTTCAAAGTCAGGATTGAACAAGTATAATATCTGTTCCATTATCTGTAGTTTTTGGTCTGTGTTTGATGAAAAAATATCTGCTGTGACTTCTAATCTGAAAGGCGAAGGCATAACTTTCTCAACTGTGTATCCTGCACCCAATTCGTTTGTATAGTTGCCGTCCGCATCTATACCTCTTTCCCTCAGGTGTTGCTTTTCTATGTGATAAGGATTTTGCATTCTTTCCCTATCGTAATTCAATTCTCTTACATAACACGCAATTTTAGGGGCATAGTTAAGTGCATTCTCACTGTTATTCCTTATGATGTTCGCAACCTGCCTTGTTGGATCTCCGTAAACGACAGGCACTGCCCTTAAACTGATAGAATCATCTTTGCCCCTACCTGTCTCTACAGAAAAATTACTCAAGATCCTAATGAATTGAGTGAGAAATTTCCTAACCTGTCCTTCGTAAAAATGTAGCATTAATTGTCAGCCTTTGGTTTCAAAGCATCTGTCAACGACTGTCTTTGTGTAACTGTTAAACCATTTATAGTTGATTCTGTTGTGTTGTTTACAAAACTTGTTTTGTAGTTGCTTCTAGAATCAGTGTTCGTTGTAGTTATTCTCACACTGTCCTCTATTTTGACCCATCTGGTTCCATCATAACGGAACAATCTGTTTGGTAAGAAGTCTGTCCTCAAGAAGTAATCTCCTTGATCCACACCAGACGTTGGAAATGATATTCCAAAACCAGCAGGGTTTCCGTTAGGTGCAACACCGTCTCCATCTAGATAGAAACCATAGTGAGAACTTGCCGGAGTGTCTATTGTTGCATTTACAGTGTTATCACTGCTGGCCCTTTGATCTTCTGTGTTAACATTTTCGGTACGTATGTTTCCTCTTTCATCTATCGGTGCCACATAATATTGTTTGTAATTGAATCCTGACTTAGGTGCGTCTGCTTCTGCTTGAGCAACAACCTGATCATTGATACTTTTTTCTCTGTTATATGTGCTCATGTAACTGGCAACAGAACCTTCTGTTGTCGCGTCACCGATTACATCTCTGAATTCCTGAGAGTCCACTAGTGTTTTCATTTTCAATCTTAGCAAGTGTGGCCACCAAGTCTGCGAGAATCCTTCGGCCGCTCTGTTTACATCTTCAACCACATAGTATCTTTTCAGTGCTATAGGCACACTCTCATCTAACGAATAATCTTCTTTCATGTGTGGGAATTCAATGACATCACCACTCATTGGCTTTCTTCCAATTCTTTCTACGATGTCATTCAAATGAACAGTGAGGAATAATGTGTCATTCTGTAAGAACATGCCAAACTGCGATAGATTAAAGTCTGCATCTTGCACGTTGTATATTCCTCTAACAACATAGACATCATCTGAATATTTTCTATCTCTGTTTTCTAGAAATAATAAATCTTGTATAGTTCTCTCGTTCAAACTATCACCAGAATACTGTGGTTGTGTGGGAGATGCCGCTCCGTCCTTGTTTGTGTCTCCCTGGTCGTAGGGACCTAGGTATTTGTGTAGGTGTAGATCTGTGCCGCCCACCTGAAACATCTCGTTGATGTTGCGATCAAAGAACTTGTAGTCGTTGCCCTTTTCAGGCTTAAAAATGGATAATCTTGGCATATCATACATATTTATTGCCTAGGCAATGACTATAAATATGAGTATGTCAGAACTACAAACAGGACAACAGGAAATTTTCGATTACGTTAAGAACAATCTCGGTGACGGGATGATTGATGTGGAATTGGACCCAAAACACTATCAAACGGCACTGGAAAGAGCAGTCAACAAATTTAGACAGCGATCATCAAATGCCGTGGAAGAATCATATGCGTTCCTAGAATTAAAGAAAAATCAAAATTCATATATTTTACCAGATGAGATAATCAACGTGAGAAATATAAACAGAAGAACTGTTGGGTCACGAACTGAAGGCGGAGAAGGTGGAACATTGTTTGAACCATTTAACTTGGCATACACAAATACCTACTTGTTGAGAGCAGGTGCAACCGGTGGATTGGCAACTTACTACGCTTTCG